ACGAGCACATCAACAAGTTCATTTACTTGACGTCGTGCTACCAGACGCGGGTCATCCAGGACTGGATGAACGCGCACCCGGGGTGGGAAACCAAGGAGCGCATGCACACCGAATACCACACCATTTGCAAGGAGCTGTACAAAAAGATTGAACACGACGAGCGCGCGAACAAGAAGATCATAAAGGCTTTTCTCAAGGAGGTGCACCTGGCCAAAACCGGCAACGAAATTGGCGTGTCATAATCGCATCACCCATGTGCCATTGAATAGAATAAATGAATAAATATTAAACGAACGTGCAATATATTTAACAATCCAAATTGAATTTTGTGTTGTTATTTTCTCTCGGATGTGTGAATCAGGAACGCGAATATTGGACAAGTACGTCCTGCGCGAGTGCATTGGATCGGGCGCATTTGGTGAAGTATGGCACGCGGACACTTCGGGCACAACAACGGATGAACCCGTGGCGGTAAAAATGGAGTTCATTGAAGGGAACCCAGCCCCCACCCTGCAATACGAATCCCGGGTGCTGCAACTGCTTCAAAACATTGTCGGCATTCCCCGGCTCCGATACTTCGGACGCAACGAATCCATGAACCGCATATTTATGGTTACCGAATTGCTGGGGCCTTCGCTGGAAACGCTGGCAACGTCGCACCGGTTGGACATGCATCCGCGCGTCGTAAAAAATCCGCCGCCGTATCACGCCGATTTCATTTCGGACATCGGGCGCCAAATGCTGCAACGGTTGAAATCAGTGCATGCGCGCGGCATGCTGCACCGAGACGTGAAACCGGACAACTTCTTGTTTGCGCGCACCCCTGCGCTGGATCTGTCTAGACACGCCAACTCAAAACACAACGCGGACGTGCCGCTGCTGTATCTCATTGATTTTGGAATGGCCAAGCGCATCAAAAGTTCCGACGCAGATACGGGTAAAAAAGGCTGCTCACTGATCGGGAGCGCGCGGTACGCCAGCGTTTTTGCACACCGGGGCGAACCGCTGGGGCGCAGAGATGACCTCATATCCATGATGTATTCGCTGATTTATGTGGCCAATGGCGGTGCGCTGCCTTGGCAAAATTACGCGGAAAAAGAAATACGGTACATAAAAGAAAACATGACGCCGGCGGAGCTGTGTGTGGAAATGTGCCCGCGTCATGCGGATGGGTGGTCGGCTGTTTTAGACCGATTATATGAAATGAAAGTGAACGATGCGCCGGACTATGCGAAATTTGAGTCGCTTATTTGATGTAGCGTTGACCCGACTAACTGGACATTGTTTATGTCACAATTCCATTTAACTCTTCTAATATTTTGTAAAAACTTTTATTTGTTGCAAACATTTCATCACTCAGGCCTTGAGTAGCATTCTTATCTGGCCACCAAATATCAAACTGTTTTACCGTGAATAAGTCGGTATAATTATAATACATTAATGACATAATTAGTTCTTCGTGTGGTGTTAACTTATCTTCCGGTAAAATAGTTGCTACATACTTTTCAAAAATATTTACTATATTGTCCCATTTGTCCTTGTGACCCCCAAATAGTCCACCGATTGCGTGAATATCTTTCCTATACTCGGTATACCATTTTGGGTCAATAGTTTTTGACCAATGATTTCGTTGGTTTTCTTTTCCAATAATCAAAAATTTGTCATTGGTTTCTTTTATCAAATTTTCTAAAAAAAAGTTATTGAATAAATTACTTTCATAATATTTTCTATAATTATGTTCATCTGTAATAGTTAAGTATTTATTGTGTATTAGTCCATTATGTGATAGACCCGCGTCAATCCAATAATAATAATCATACGATTTGTCTTCGTTCCACCACCAAGAAAACTTAGAATATTGAATTTCAATACATCTATCACTTTTTTTTGTTTCATCCGTGTTTTTTATTGAATTAATTAAAACCTTAAATTTTGAATTATTTAAATCAAAAATTTCAAATTTTAATTTATTTTCGGACACTTTATTCTCTATGTAAAAAAAACCTTTTAAAGATTCTATTTCTCTATCAGACGTGTAACACAAAAAATCGGCATTTGTCATTTTTAAAAGAGATAATAAACTGAATCTATAATGATGATATCTGCATTGTCTGCCTCCTAATTCTGTTCCATATAAATCGGAATAAATGCAAGTTATGAATTTAACTCTCATTTAATATATTCACAATATATATTTGTAAAACAGAATACGCAAAATGATTGGAAACAAATTTTGCAAATATATTTTTATTTATAGTGACTAATTATGTTTATTTTATACGTAAATTGCCATCCTCATCAATTTGAGAAAGAGTAAAATTATTTGTATTATGTGACAGTCCATAGGCAATGAAATTTGATATCCACGGCATAGATGCAAAAATGTAATAATGTTGAGCCTTGGAAAGAGAGGTAAATTCAGCTAAATTATCATATAAACGATCCAAATAAATATCGTGAGAAACTTCCTCTTTCTTTATTTTATAATAATCATAGTCGTTAGTAAACAAGTCAATGTTTTTAAATTTATAATAAAAAACGTTAGGTAATTCTTTCATTTTATCTATAAAAAACCCATCATTTGATCCTATATACAATTTTTTTGGTGACTTGGCAACCGCCTCGTATATTTTTTGAGTCACTACTCTCGTACAATCGTGACTCTCTTTATAAGTAGCGTCTCCTAAACTTGGGGCACTTATCCCATTTATTGCATTACGGGTTCTGAAGTGAATAAAATCAAATTCCGGTTTATTTTTTAAAAATTCTTCTTCTCTTTTGTATACTTCATCAACAAATAATGGAAGAGTATACGGAAAGTTTATTCGTTCTCCTCTATAAGCCCTAAAATATGGAATTGTAATTTCAGGTAAATCATGGTGATTAGAAAATACTAAAAAATGATCACCTTTTTTTTTTAAAGGCAAACCTTCAAACTCTGAGAGATATAAAGAACATACATTAACATCATATATATTTTCAAACGGTTCAAACCCAATCCCGCTATAAATTTCATTAAATTGAATATGGCCGATGTATTTATTTTCATAAGAACCATTTAAATAGAGAATCGGAGTAAAACCAAATTCTCTGAGTTTGTGTGCTAAATAAATTACTTCCATAGATGTAACATAAAAGTCTCCAATACCTGTCTTGAAATCTGTCAATATACTAACTTTTTGCACCATTGGATAGGTTATGCAATATATAAGTATATTAATAATGTAATTTTTAACTTAAAAATTAATGGATTTAAATAAATAAAACAATTTAATTTTAGGTTTAAATGAGTGATATATTTGACACTGTTCTTCATTTTTATGGTAGAAAGTCTTCAAAATTGTTTTGCATCAACATAGGAGCCATGGATGGAGTAATGTTCGACGAATTAGTTGGATATTCCAAATCGTATGGTTTTAAGGGGTTATATGTTGAACCCATTCCATACCTGTTTGAACGATTGAAACAGAATTTTCCCGAAGAAGGTAATTTGTTTGAAAATGCAGCAATTTCATCTGAAAATGGCACAATACGAATGTTGACAATACATCAATCGGCAATTGATAATGGATTGGTGCATTCATGTTTTTATGGCATGAGTGCGGTATATCCACCCAAAAATGGTTTAGGGAGTGAAGGAGATAGAGAGACTGTGGAAAAATGGGGGAAAATAGTAGAAGTGCCTTGCATTACTATGGAAACATTGCTGTCTAAACATAATATTTCAAGGTTTGATGTCGTGAAAATTGATGCAGAGGGTCATGATTGGGAAATTTTTGACCAAATTGATATAGAAAAATTTAGGCCTAAACTGATACGACTAGAATGGATAAATTTGGAAGTTGAACAACAAATCAACATTATTGCAAAATTCAAAAAATTCAATTATGAATATGAGATTGCTCACGCGGATATCATGGCATGTCCCAAAGAAGTCTTGCAAGAAATAAATTCACATAACAGTGTAATTGAATCTAAACAATTGGCAATGGATAATAATTACGAGTGCGATGTTACATTGGTAACCGGCCTTTGGAACATAAAAAGAGACCAATTGTCAGAGGGTTGGACAAGAAGTTTTGAACACTATCTCAACAAATTCAAGGAGTTATTGGAGGTTGAAAATCCAATGATCGTATTTGGTGATCCAGAGCTTGAAACATTCGTGTACAAACATAGATCCCGTTCAAATACTCTGTTTATAACAAGACCGCAATCGTGGTTGAAATCCAATTTTTACGACAAAATTCAAGAAATACGAACGAGTGAACGGTGGTTGTCACAAGCGGGTTGGTTGCGCGATTCAACGCAAGCCAAATTGGAAATGTATAATCCTCTCGTGATGTCAAAGATGTTTTTATTGAACGATGCCAGGTTGATGGATCCATTCAATTCAAAGTCCATGTATTGGATAGATGCCGGCTTGACAAACACTGTTCACCCAGGATACTTTACACACGACAGGGTGTTAAGAAAATTATCCAAACATGTAAACAAGTTCACCTTTATTTGTTTTCCTTATTCAGCAAATACAGAAATACATGGGTTTGATTTTGAAGAAATAAACAAATTGAGCGGAAAAAGAGTGGAATTAGTGGCCCGTGGAGGTTTTTTTGGAGGTCCAATTCAGACGATACATGATATCAATTCCATTTATTATAGTTTGATGCGATTGACATTGGAACAAAATTTAATGGGAACCGAAGAATCTCTTTTTTCTATTATGATTCATAGGAACAAAGAACTCATTGATTATTTTGAGATAGAGAGCAATGGTCTTATGAACAAGTTTTTTGAAGATCTTAAAAATGATGCATTGAAAATAAGGACGCAACGCGTAGTTCCATTAAGTAATCCAAGTAGTCCAGGTAGTCCAGGTAGTCCAAGTAATCCAAGTAACATTCATAAAACATCACTTTATGTGATCGGGTTTAATAGTCCGCAACAGTTGAAGGTGCTCATTCAATCAATGATGCAGTATGATGAAAATTACATTGTTCAACCTAAAAAATACTTATTAAACAATTCAACCGATAGATCAACCGATGCAGAATATCGCAGCATTTGCAATGAATGGGGGTTTGAAATCATTGGAACGGGTGACAACTTAGGAATTTGCGGCGGTCGTCAATATGTGGCTGAGCATTTTGATCAATCCGATCAAGATTTCATGCTGTTTTTTGAGGATGACATGTTTTTTTATCCGAATGAAGGTGCTATTTGCAAAAACGGGTTCAATCGTAAAGTGAAGGACTTATACTGGAAATCATTGGAGATCATTTCAAAACATGGGTATGATTTCTTGAAACTTAATTTCACTGAGTTTTTTGGAAACAATGCCACACAATGGGCTTGGTATAACGTTCCCCAAAAATTCAGAATTTCAAAATGGCCAAACAATCCAAGACTTCCTGACACGGGTTTGGACGCCAACGCACCGTTGACTGAATTCAAAAACATACGATCGCATAATGGACTAGCCTGGGTGGATGGAGAGATATACTACTCAAATTGGCCCCAAATTGTATCAAAAGAAGGAAATCGCAAAATGTTTATTAAAACGAAATGGTCACACCCTTACGAACAAACATGGATGAGCCACATGTATCAAGAAACAATTCAAGGATACATTAGACCCGCATTACTACTTTTAACACCCACGGAACACAACCGGTTTGATTATTATGACAATGGGCTTAGAAAAGAAAGCTAATTGTGCAATACAACTGCAAAATAATAATCAAGTGAAAAACAAATTTAAAGATATTACATAAATTAGTATTAGAACGGAAACAACAATGAGTGCAACCGACGATGTTAGCAGCAGTAGC